TCCACGATCAACTTGGCAAGGAATACTTCCTGCAGATTACCGCGGAAAGCTTCGTTTCCGAGATCGTGCGCGGGCGGCTGCGCGAAAACTGGAAGCCGCTCCGGCGCGAAAATCACCTGCTCGACTGCCGGATCTACGCCATGGCGATGGCTGAGCTGTTGGGCCTGACCACGATGACGGCGGACCAGTGGGCGCAGCTTCGCGCGGCGGTGCAGCCGACGCGGCAGCCGGACCTGCTGGCCAGCCTGCCGGAGCAGATTGCGGCGATGATGCCGGCATTGCCAGTCGCGCCTCAGAGCAAGTCTTCGGCGACGCGGGCGAACCGCTGGAAGAACAGGCAGTAACATGAAGCTGCTCGACCGCCTTTTCGGAAGGACTGCTATTGCTCCGGCACGGCCGCGACCGACGGCGGGGTATCTGCGCGATTCGCGCTCGGCCATCATCTCGACGGTGCCTGCCTACCTGCGCGACCATCGTGATGAAGTACGGATGGCGTGGCGTCGCGCCGCCGGGATTGCCGCGGACATCCTCCAGAACTCCGGCCGGCTGCGCGGCGGGCGCGACCAGGTGCTGGCCGACACGGTCGGGGTCGAGCTGATCCTCAATCCGCAGCCCGACCTGTCCGGCCTGGGATATGACGATGCCGAGAAGGCGGCATTGGTCGGCGAAATCAAGCTGCGCTGGAAGCGCTACTCATGGAACCCGCGCGAATGCGATTTCCGCGGCAAGTTCACCCTGCCGCAGCTCATCGACACCGCGGTCACCGGCGACATGGTGTTCGGCGAGGCGATCGGCGTGTTGAGCTACATACCGCGCTCGGCGCGCCGGCAATATGGCATTCGCACCGGCACCAAGCTATGCATGATGCAGCCGTCGGCGCTGGTGCAGGACACCAACGAGTTCGAGGGATTGTTTCAAGGCATCGTGCACGATGCCAATGGCCGGCCGGTCGCCTACCGCTTCGAGGAGAAACGCGACGGCATCAGGGAAAAGACCGACTACAAGCCATTCGGCGCGAGCGGCCTGCAGACGGTCGTGCATGTGTTCGATCCGATCGATCCGACCGACGTGCGCGGCATCGGGCGCATGGTCCCGTCGTTCCGCAGGCATTTGCAGCGTGACCTGCTGATCGACACCAAGGTGCAGACGGGGATCCTGCAAACGATCTTCGCGGCGGCGCTGACCAGCCCAAGCCCTTCGGCGCAGGCTTTCGAAGCGCTCGAGGTGTTGAAGGATGCCGGCAATGGCGAGTTGGTGCAGGAGTTCTCCGACTATTTCTCGGCCGCGCTCGACCGTGTTGCGGAAGGCAAGATCTCGATCAATGGCGATCCGCGCGTGACCCATCTGGCGCCCGGCGAGGACCTGAAGCTGCTGACGTCGGGCACGCCCGGGCCGGAATTCCTGCCGGTCTCCGACGAGTTGTCGCGCGACATGGCGCGGGCGATCGGCGTGACCTTCGGCGGGCTGACGATGAACCATCAGGGCGCGACCTATTCGTCGGTGCGCATGGAAAATGCCTCGATCTGGCCGGTGGTGATGCGGCGGCGTGAGCGGATCGCAGCGCCGATCTGCCAGGCGGTCTATGAAAGCTGGCTCGACGAGGAGATCGGCGAGGGCCGGTTGCCGTTCAAAGGCGGGTACGAGGCTTTTGCGGCGAACCGCGACAAGGTGTGCTGGGCGCTGTGGCAGGGGCCGGCGAAACCCTCGGCCGATGACGGCAAGAGCGCCAAGGCATCGACCGAGCGGCTGGTCAACGGCACGTCGACTCTGGCCGCCGAATGCGCCGAGCTCGGCTATGACCCGGACGAAGTGTTCGAACAGCGGCGGCGCGAGCACCAGCGCTACGTCAACGCCGGCATGCCTTCGCCATTCGTGCCCCGCAACAGCGGCGGCGGGGATGGCGCACAAGCGCCTTCGGAAGAGCCGGCCACCGTCGAATCGCCTTGAATGGACGAAACCCCGCGCCGCGGCGGGGGATAACACTATCCCGAAGGGCTGAAACATGGCCGCTTACGTGAAATACCAGGACTTCGTCGAGCAGCTCCTGCGCGGCGTGCACAACCTGACGGCCGCCGGTCATGTCGTGAAGGCGGCGATCCACAGCGATGCCCCTGTTGCGGCGACCGACGACGAGCTCGCCGATCTGACGCAGGTCACCGGCACAGGGTACACGGCCGGCGGCGAGGATATCCAGAACGACATGAGCGAGACCGGCGGCACGGCGACCATGACAGGGGTCGACGTCACATGGACGGCCGGCGCTGCGGATTGGGCCGCGGCCCGGTATGTGTCGATCTACAACGACACTTCGACCGGCGACAAGCTGATCGCCTCGTGGGATTACGGCGCCAATTTCACGCTCGGCGCCGGCGAAACGTTCACGCTCGACCTGGGCGCATCGGTTCTGACCGTCACCTGAAGGCTGCCCGATGCACATCCTGGCCTGCCCCCGCTATCCGGTCGCCAAGCTCGGCGGCTTGATACCCATCAAATACATCGAAGCGCTCGAGCACAACCAGCGGATATCCTCGTGCTGCCGGCATCCGGAAAATCACGACATCGAGGCGTTCCGGAGCGGCGATGCCGAGCCCGTCCCGGACATCTATGTGTTCCACTGCACCTGCGGGAGACGGCATGTGCGCTTCTGCGCCGGTGGCGGCGACATACGGCCGATCTGGCAGGTTCGCTAAATGCCGTTGATGCTTCCGTCCGGGCAACAGGCGTCGCTGCAACACAATTTGCCGGCGACGCCAAGCCCGACATTGCCGGGTACTGCCGTCACGGCCTCAAGCTCTGCGAATGTCAAGGGGAGCTGGAATACGCTTATCAGCTCGTTGAATTATGATGCATACGGCCTGTCGGTTGGCATCTTCAACGATAGCGGCTCGGCAGTCGAGACAAAGAACCTATACGATATCGGCATCGGCGGCGCCGGTTCGGAAGTGCCGCTCATAAGCAATCTGCTCAACACCGGCGTGGCGAATATCACCGGCGGCGGCTACGCCAATTTCTTTCCGCTTTACGTTCCGAAGGGCACCAGGATATCGGCGCGGCATCAGTCGAATGTTGCTTCGAAAGGCGCCCGCATCGCGATTTTCGCCCATGGCGGCTATGACCACCCGCCATGGAAGGCTTTCGCCGGGTGCGAGGGGATCGGCGTCGATACGGCCGACAGCGGCGGGACCACCATCGTTGCCGGTAACTCTGGCGCTGCCGGGTCATGGACCAATATTGGTCCGACGCTTGGCCGTGGCTATAAGGCCATGCTTCCCATTGTGGCGACCGGCAGCGACACAACCATGTCAAATCTCGCCGGCAATCTGGATTTTGGTTACAGTTCTACAGCAATTCATACGTTTCTTTTTGCAGTCAACAACACCGAGTTAGTAACCTTCATAATGCCGAACATCCCGGTTCTTGGCGAGTTTGCGTCAGGCACGCAGATGCAGATGCGTATGACCATGTCCGGTACGGCCGATACAGACTATGAAGCCGCCCTCATGGGATTTTACTGATGGCCATCAGCGAACCGTTTGAAAATTCTGCAACGATCGGCACGACAGAATGGTCGTTGACGACCAATACGGCCGGACCGGCTGTCGAGACATCGGACGGTATTTTTCAATGCTGGCTCGATCTGAATGCTTTGGCGCTGGGCGATATCTTCGAATGGCGTCTTTATGAGAAAGTGCGTTCCTCTGGAACGCAACGGGAGACCTTGTGTGAAACGCTCGTCGGCCCAAGTAAAAACTGGATGAGCGTCGCACCAGTGCTGATGAATGGCTGGGATATGACCCTCAAAAAACTGTCTGGAACCGACCGTTCCATCGGGTGGTCGATCAGGAAGATTGCCTGATGTGGGCGATTTTTCACGGTCCGCTGCTGCCTGGCGCGTCGCAGCAGCAGGCTGGCGGCGCTGCCCTGACGCTGGCCGCCGATGCCGGCTCCTATGCTGTAGCCGGGCAGGCGGCGATGCCGAGGCGCGGCCATGTCGTTCAGGCGGCACCGGGCTCGTACGCCGTCACCGGTTCGCTCGCATTGCTGTGGCGCGCGCATGTGCTGGCCGCGCAGGCCGGATCATATGCCCTTGCCGGCAATGCGGCCTTTCTGGCGAAGGGCTCGGCGGTCGCGGCTGGGGCAGGTTCGTACCTGGCATCAGGATCCGCTGCCGGCCTTCTCGCCGCGCGCGCCGTTGCTGCTCAGGCAGGTTCGTACGCGATCGCCGGCCAGGCAGCGTCGATCGGGATCGGGCGCAAGGCGGCCGGCTCGCCCGGGTCGTATGCGATCGCCTCGTATGCGATCGCCGGTTCCGATGTTGCGCTGGTGCGTCAGCAGGCCGGAAGCTACCTGATCTCGG